TATAGGACGTAATGATATGCAGGGAGTCATTGATTACATTAATCTGCAAGAGTTTGACGCAGATACAAAGACTGCATTCTGGAGTAGGTTAGATAGTAAAGAGCGTAGTGCAATTAAGAAATTTTCAACAGGGAAATAATATGGCAACTGAATTTGATAATACAGACCGTGGAGTTCTATATCGCAATGAGAATAAAACGAGTGAGAACCATCCAGACTATTCAGGTAGCGTCAATGTATCTGGTACTGATTACTGGTTATCTGGTTGGCTTAAAGAGAGCAAGAAGGACGGTAAAAAGTTCTTTAGCTTATCGGTACGCCCAAAGAATGACGCAGCGTCTAAGCCAGTCAATAAGCCAGTAGTAGCGGCTGATCCTGACGAAGATATTCCTTTCTGATCTCGCAGCCCCAATCCTCCTTATGGGGCTTTTGCAGGAGTTTCGGCTCCTGTTTTTTTATTCTGGAGTAACCATGAAATTGCTTGATGAAGTTAAACAACGCTACAGCATTAAGAATGACGCTCAGTTAAGCCGTACCTTAGACGTACCACCTCCTACGATAAGTAAGATTCGCTCAGGAAAAATTAATGTATCCGCAGACATAATCCTAAAGATTCATGAGTGCTTAGGTATGCCAGTAGCAGACATTAGGTCTTTGTTATGAAAGTGCTATTAGTGTTTGCGGCTTTATTAGCGGCTCTGTGGGCTTGTTCTGTTGTGCTTACTACCAGAGTACAGTCAGCCTATAACGCTGGCTTTAGAGACGGTAAAAACGCCTTTACAATCGATTCTCAATGCTCTGCTTGGCTAATGAACTCTAATCTTAAAGAAGCTAAAGAAAGAATATGCAAATGAATAACGATAAATTCTTCGGTTGGTGGAATGGAGACGATTTAACTCCAGACAATGATTTCCCTAAAGATAGTCCTATCTGGTGGGCATGGGAAGGCTGGCAAGCTGCATTACGCGAAATGAATAAAGAAGCTGAAAAGAATGGTGAGCCATTATGAGATGCGGTAGATGTGAAAAAGAATTACACGAATGCAAATGTGTATGGGCTATACCTATAGTTTGCCAACGCTGTGGAGAAGTTAACCCAGCAGATATACATACGTGTACACCTATAGAAAACCTCACGTCCGAGAAGATTATACAAATATCGGACAGTAATGGTTAAGAATCCACGTAAGCGTAAGGAAGATTATGACTGGCAAGCCATAATTGATGGCAATAGAATTGGGATAACTAACGTCATTAGAGGCATTCGTAATGGCGAAGTAGATGAATTAGAGTTAGAAAAGCTCAATAACTTCGTGCAATTCGCACTAGCCCTGATGCAATTGTCAGGACCAGATAAATGGGCAAGAGCTAAAATGAACGCTGAGATGATGAATTACATAAAATCTATTGATTCATAGATTCGTAGTTGTTGACGCAGCCTTGCAATTTCTGCATCACGCTCGTTTAATTTTTTCTGTAGACTTTCACTTAATGCGTAAACTGCTGCAATTTTCTCAAACCGTTGCTTATGATCCTCAAGCATTACATTGAATAAACGCTCAGACGCATCAATTTGTTTTTGAATAAAGTCGGACATATAGCTCTCCTACACTTCAATAATTTGACCTCTAAAGTATACCAATCCTTCAGAGATAACCTCAACAAGCTCAGGAGGCATCAACTTACCCTGCCAGAACGTCAATACAGCGTATCCAGAACGCCAGTTGCGTGAATTATCTTCTGCATACTCAAAGGCAGGATCATCTAAATTAGCCATAGTACCTGTATCTACACCGTATCTCGTACCTGTGTAATCAGTCCATGGAGTAACTTTAAGGCTATGTAAATGACCAGTAACGATGCTAGTTCCTGATTTCAAAGTATTGTTATAGACAGCGTGTATTCCGTTATGCCAGCGATGCTTAATCATGCAGCTTTCGTTAACCATAATGCTTGTGCTGAACTTCCAACGTGGGAAATGATCCGTTAGATTCATCCCATGAACGCCTTCAAATGCTGTACCTACTTGAGCAGCGAGCCTAGTATTCATGCGTAAATCGTGATTTCCCCAAGTCCAATGCAGTTTTGCATTTTTAGCAACAGCTTCAATTTCACCTAATCGTTCCTGACAAGCATCTAATTCCTGCTTTACTGATGGTAGCTTTTGCCAACCTATAGGATCGTGACGAGATATTGCAGCCCCATCAAAAACGTCTCCGTTCATTATGAGCATGCGAGGAGATAGCATTGGTATAAGTTTAACAAAAGCCTTATGAGCCGTTGATATAATTCCGGGGTAATAGTGGCAGTCTGAACCAACCATAATTACACCGTCATCCATCTCTACATTAACTCTAACTCCATTTTGAGGAATGGTTATATTGAATGTAGGGCTTCGAGCATCGTTAGCAGTTAACACAATAGAGTGTTTACTCTCTATATCTCTACGCCTAGAGTGAGTATGCCGAATAGTTAATCCTAATGCTTTAGATACTTGAGACGCTGAATTGTACTGATTCCATACTGCGATAAATTCTTCGTCTGTAACTCTCATTAGTTCACCCTACGGATAAATTCACCGCACCAATCCGTTCGACCAGTAACCGGATAGCAACTATCATAATCGCCTTCCACTTCAATAATCGTAGGTGGGTATCGGTAGCAGAAGCCTACATCTTCTTTAGGCTCGCAAGTATAGAAAGCGCAGCTAATACAAGCTGGCATGCAGTCATCAGGTATTTTGATTTTAGGCATTTGATCTGTATATCATGGAGTTATTGCAATAATATTACAAATCACATTAAATACATAGCTCGCTCATCTTTTCTTCTATTAACGAGTCCTTTAAGAACCTTACCGCCTCCTAAACAATACTTTAAGAACTCATCAGCAGCACCATCATAGTCACCACGATTATGTTTTTGTCTGAGAGTTGATCTCTGTAGCGTTCCTAGTCCTACGTTAAATGCAAAAGAGACCAAAGCGTCAAACCGCCCTTGAGTAATCCCACGAGGGCAATAACGTAATACACCTCGTTCAAAACGCTGCAAATCAGCCGCAAGAATTGCATTAACCTCATCCATTGATAATTTACGATTCCAGCCATCCGGAATTTCCAGATAACTGCGCTCCTCAAACGGAACCTTAGCGTGATTAGGATCAATTACATGACCTACGCCAACCGTCCATAACCTAGCAGGACAACGGTAAGGTTTAAGCCTTACCCCCTCGTGGTGCATTATGGTTTTAAGTGCATTATCACTTACCTTCATTTTTTGCCAAATGCCTGAGTACCGAACCAGAACGCTATAACGGATGCCCATATCAACTGAGTATCAGAATCCCATACCTCATCGATCATAATCTTGAATGGAACGTTCTGAGTCCATGCATACCAGACACCAGCTATATCGATAGCCACTAGCAGGAAGAATAGACCGTATGTAACTGTAGGACGCACCATAGCACGAGCATTAATCACCCATTGGCTTGCACCCTTACCGATCTCTATATCGTGGCTGTAGAGTGCTTTACGCTCGTCTGAGGCTGTCTGTATCTGTATCTGCTCTGTGTGTATTTCCTCAACACGTTCCTGAGCCTGAAAGCCAGCTTTCTGCATCTCTAGCTGCATCTGCATCTGAACCTGAGCCATAGCTAGTTCATGCTTCTTATCAGACTTATCCTGAAAGAAATTAAGCAAACTAGGAAGTCCACCCGATAAGAACGACATAAATGTAGAGAGTAAGGTAAGCATTATTGTCCTTGCATTTCAGTTAACAGTTTCAAGCGTAATTCTTTCATCTTGCGTATTTCTTCATTGGCTACAATAGTCGCGTTATTCATGTCCATATACATTACGCCCATCACAGGCAACGCTATAACGAGCACAATACACAGTACCAATATGGTGAGGAGTAGAGTGAACGGTATGTGTGGCTCGTTCTCAGGAGTATCATTAGCCATAGGAACCACAATATTATGAACACTACCGCGATTATTGATGTCATCTGCTCCGCGATTTTTCTT